GCATCCGTCAGGCTTGTCGTCTTGGCATAGGGCGTCTTGTAGGTTTCCCACTCGCCACGAATGGCCTGGTCGTCAGAATGCGCCGGATTGAAGAACTGCGCCGCATACATCTGGCCATCGGAGGATGGCGTTTGTGCTGATTCCGGCGGCGCGCTTGGCGCGGACGGCGTGGCGTCGCTACGATTGAACAGCGACAGTTTCGGCAGCGGAACGGGCGTAATCTGACCCTGTTGAGCGGACATACCGGCAAATCCGTCTGGGACCTTGGATGGGGCCGGCATGTCGGCCATCTGTGCTGGAGCAGCCGGGCGCGGCATTGGGTTCGACTGCGGCAATGTCGCCTGTTGAAGCGGGTCGATTGTTGCCTGAACCGGCGCTCCAGCCATATCGGCGGAAGTCGGGTCAGCACCTTGTGTGCCTGCATACATCATCGGCATTTGTCCCCTGAGACCAGCCGAGATTGCCGCGCGCATCTCTGGGGTATACTGGCCACCCTGTGCGGCATAGTTCCAGTGCATGCCTCCACCAGGAGGCGGTTTCGTCCAGTCGTCAAGATGGATGCCGGCGCCGTGCATCTCCATGCCAACGCCACCAAGTTTCTTGGCCGCCCAATACTGCCCAAATTTGGCGAGTTCAGCGCCACTCACCCTCTTGCCATCCGGTCCGACGACATGGATATCGGCTGCTCGTCCGCCATCATGCCGTATCGAGCCAGTACGGCGTTTTCCAGAGCCTTTATGAGGCTGACCGCCAGAATAGACCTGTACGCTGTAACCGGGCCCGTAGACGGCATAGACTCCTTCTTGGAGCGACTTTTGCAGCGAGTCCACCAACGGAAGACGGCGAATTGCCCCCTGGTTCGCATAGGACAAGGGCGCGAAGGGGCTGGAAGACCGTGACGACGGTGCCTGCATGGGGATTTTCCTTGCGATTTTCAGCACGGTTTTGCCGTATGCGGGAGATGAAGCGTATCGCGATTTCTGAAGCTCCTGCGTCTGCGCTTCCAGACCTTGAGCGGCTCGAAATCCCGAATAGCGAGGATTGTTCAGGATGAAATCGCCGTATCCGCGCGCGGCGTCTGACATGCCGCCATAACGCCGAAAGCTGTCCTTCGTGCGAACGCGCTTGCCGCCAATTACTTCCTGCGTAGCGAGAACCTGCCCGCCAGGTTTTCCATGCGATTTGACGCCAAAGTAGGCGTTCCCCGGAGCCTTTTCTCCCCAAGCGCTTTCGAGGGCCGATTGGGCGATGATGATGCGAGGATCAACACCAGTTCGTTGCCCCTCACGGATCGCGAAGGGCATCATCGCATCAATGAAGGCATGCTTTTTCATCACGAAACACGGCTGTAATCGACATGCTTGACGCCATCGATCGTCACGACGGCCTCGGGATTGGTCTTCTCCAGATCCTGCGCCATCACGCCAAGATGACGCTTATCATCGCCCCATCCCTTCTTGTAGCGATAGGAGTAGACCTTCTGTCCTGCCGGTGTATAGCCCTCGTGCTTGATGTTCTTCTTCTTCGTCCGGTCAGACAGGCCGAACAGACCCATCATCGACGAGCCGAGCCCAAACAGACCGCCCATCGTGCTCTGGTAGTTGGCCAGTTTCGACTGATAGGCATCCTGCATGTATTTTGCTGGCTGCGCCGCGTCGATTCCCTGCCGATAGAGGCCCTCGAACTGCGGCGTTTGCACTTGGCTTCCGGACATCAGCGCGGAGATCTCATTGAGCGGCTGATTGCGCAGCGCCGTGCGCTCGCTCAGCATGGCCTGTCGCGTGTCGCCCTTGTACTGCGCCTTCTGGAGCGCGTCGGCCATCTTCTGCGACGCGATGGCGTTGTTTGCCTGCGTCGTCGAGCTGTTCATGCCATACTGGTTCTGGCGGGCTTCGTTTCCAAATTCTGCCGCCGAACGCGCCTCGCCGAGCAAACGAGACTGTTCCTGACCACCGGCGAGAATAGCCTGCATGCGCGCATCGGTGCGCTGCCTGTTCAGTTCATCGAGACGATTGTTGTAGGCATCGGATCCTGGCATGAGACCTTCGCCGGCGAGTTCGGACCGCATCGCCTCGCGATCTTTTCCATACTGCTGATCGTAGCGAGACATCATCGCTTGTTCGACACGATTTCGATCGCGAGAAAAGGCGTTTTCCGTATTGTTGAAGCCGGCATAGTCGGTGGCAAGATTCGGCGCGCGCTGGACCTTCTGGTAATTGGCGCTCTTGTAGTTCTTGACGTATTGAGGCAGACCAGACGTATCGACAGACTTGCCCATATAGTCTTTCAGGAAGTCTGTCCGATCGACCGCCATGCGCGACAGTTTGCGCTGAGCAAGCTGCTGATTGGCGATGGTCTTTTGCGTGTTCTGGTTCAGCTTCGTTTCGGTGACGAAGCGCGGGACCTTGATCTGCGTGCGGTGCCCCTTTTCGTCGAGTGTCGTCATCCACTGACTACCGGCCTTGCGATGGACCAGTGTCCCCCACGGAGTGATCTGCTTCGAGGGGTTGTTGACGATCGCGCCGGCAATGGCGGCGTCACGGTTGGCGCCGGCCTGAGCCGCTGCCTGCGTATAGGGATTCGGGGGGGAGGGAGCGCTCATTGTCAGACCTCAATCCATGGGCAGTCATCAATCGTCAGTTCAAAGAAAATAGCTGGCCTTGCGCCATCCCAAGCGCGCTTGCCCTTGTGTGTCTCGCGAAAGCCCATGCCAAGCGTCAGGCGACGGGCGCGCTTGTTGCCTAGTTCGGTGCGCGAGACCAATCGGACGAAGCCAAGGTCAACCATCGCATAGCGTAGTGCATCTCGAATGATGTTCTTGGTGAGCGCGCGCGGCGTTGTGAAGCCGACGGAAATCTCACCTTCCCACGGCGCCCGTGGCTGGAGCACGAACCCCCCGACAAGATGACCATCCTGCGACACAATGCCGAGTGCATGGACGCCACGAAAGACATCGTCTGGTCCGAAATTCGGCATCAGGCCAGCAACAAACGCCGCAACTTCGCGATCATAACCGTAAACAAGATGCATCAGAGCACGGCCCCTGGCTCAAGCAGCACGCTCCAGCCATTACACTGCACCGACTGCGTAGTTGTCTTGTAGGCCATCTGGATTGCTCCTACCGTGCCGATACCGGTGACCGATATCCATGGCGAGGCTTCTCCCGCCGAGGATGACCACGGCGACCCCCACGGCGACCCCCACGGTGTGCCGGATGTTGCGATAGAGGTTTCCGGAGCGCCATCGAAGGCGCTGTTATCGTAATCAACGATCATGCGCACCAGTGGCTTCGCCGATCCCGATACCATGAAAAATGGCCGCACCATCTTGAACGACTTGCGTTGCGGTGTGGCGAAACTGTTCCACCCGGTGGTGACAACACCGGTGATCGCCGCGCCGTTGTCGCTAAAACCGCTGTCTGCCTTGTAAATCGTCGTTCCGGAAGCGAAGTAGAGATCGCCGTTCAGTGTCTGCATGCATTTCGCATCCCATCCGGTAAAGCGAAACCATGCTCCAGTAACAGTGTTCAGAACATGCTGGTAGAAAACCGATGCCTGAATGGGAACGTTGATGATCAGCCATCCGTTCTTCTGGTACAGGATCATGTCCCAGCCGTGGATGGCCTTGGCACGCGCCGCGCGCTCAACGAAGGCAGGGCGGATCGTGTCAGGTGCTGCGTCGTAGCTGGTAACGGCGTTCATCGCCCTTGTGAGGGGTGTAACGCCGCTTTCCGTCAGGATCAGAAGGTCGGCGCCGTATTTCTGCGTGCATGCCTTTCCAATCGGCCTGTCGATCGTGAAGACGCCGACAAGCGAAAAGGATGCTGGATCCGTTCCGCTGTAAAGCGCGACTTCGCCTTCCGATGTGATGAAGGCGATAACGTCGTCGGATCCGGCTCCGCCGTCCTGCGTCCATGTATCAATGGCAACGAGGTATCCGCCGCGTTTGAACAAGGCCCCAAGAGCGAATTCCGTCACCGTGCCGGTGATGTAAAGAACTGGCAGATACCAGGCAGACAGGGACGCCTTCTCGATCAGCCAGACGCGCTTGTTATGCGTTCCGATCCCATCTATATCAGCCGCCGCAAGGCCGGTAATCGTCTGCGTGTCCCATGACGACCCATCGAATGAGCGCAGACCATCCGCCCCATTGACGGCGAGAAGATACGTGCCGCCAGTGGTCGAGAACATCTTGGATCGCCACTTGTTGTTCGACAGGCCCGAGACTGCGGCAGCGCCCACCGTGCCGCCTGACGTAACGTCGTATATTCCGCCGTCGGAGCATGCAAACATCTTCTGCGCCAGTCCGGCTCGATATGACAGCATTGTCTCCGCTTCTCCGGGCAGGCCGGTTGCATGGGAGACATAGCCTTTGCGCAGCGTGATCTTGCCTTCGCCCGGAACCCAATTATCGAGCACGGATGCATATCCGGCTGTCAACTCGTCGCCGACCAGCTTGTCGCGCACGTTCCATCCGCGATAGGGCGGAGGGATGACGGCGGCAGCCGATGACGGCGGCTTTGCCGAGCCTGCTTTTGTACGTGCCGGAGCGCGGAGCATCAGGAAAGACCGGTCAGAGTTTCTGGCACTTGCGGCGGATACGGAATGCGCTCACGGGAGGCCACTCCAGACGAAAGCACACGTCGCGACCCATCTCGTTGGATGGCATCAGCCACGGCGCGCTCATAGCTCTGGAATTCTTCCGAATAGTCGAGTCCGCTGGTCTGCTTGAACCGCCAGACGACGCCAAGCATGATGAGATATTCGTCGAGAATCCCCGTGTCATCATCAGCCGCCCATGTGGATTGCGGCGATCCGCCAGACGATTGGCACCAGTTTTTTGAGATGTACTCGTAATAGACGCTTTCCCCCGCTGGAGGTGTCGGCGTGATCAGGATCGACCCGCCACGAATGCGAAAGGCAGGGTCAACACGTGTTACGAGGGATGACTGGATTTCCTGCCATTCCTGAGAGCTTAGAGGACCAAACACCTTTCTGTTCGTCGTTCGGTTGAACATGGTGTCCGGGATGATCCATCCGAAATCGGTCGGAACAGAACTCGTTTGAGCGCTTGCCGCGACAGTGCTGAAAGAGTGTTCCGACGTGAGCGCTTGCCAGTTATGCCGACGGGAGAGTTCGCGGCCCTCCACATCGGCAAGGCGCTTGAGAAGCTTAACGGCCTCCACCGAGCTGGAAATGACCGCCGATGGCGTCTCCTGACGCACGATGATTGCCGCTTCCTGTACGATGGAGAGGAGGCTCATATCAGGCAACCTCAGAGGCTGGATTCATGGCTTCGATGGCGCGCTTGACCAGCGTCTCATGGCTCGGGTTGCCAAGCACCGGCTGTCCGGTCTGGGATTTGATGTAGTCTTTCAGATTGCCATCCTCCCACGTCTCGAAGATTTCCTGACTGTCCATCGCAGACGCCTGATTGATGTTTTCAATGGCAAGGGAGCCATCTTCCGACTGGTTCGACGATTCGTCATATCCGGCGTCTTCGCTGTTCTTTGCCGGATCATGTCCAGCCCGGATCATCGCTTTCAGCTCATCGATTTGCGCGGCCATGGAGGAAATCTCCAGATCGCGCTTTTCCAGTTCCGACACGAACCGTTTCTTGTCCTTCGCCTCAAGGAACAATTGTGCATCCTTGATCAGCCGGCGCAGGTTCGGCACCGTCACCGTCTTGAGGTGCGTGTCGCCGAGTTCGGCCACCTGCTCGACGGAATAGATACCGTGCTGCGCGAACGTGGAGACATGCTGCTCCGACACAGCCGGCCATGCCCTGAGCGGAGTTCCATCGATATCAGCGGATCGGCCAGCCTTCCACGCCTCATATTTCGGCTCAATCGTCTGCCATCGCACCAACGCGAGTGACGACGCCGGATTGCGATCGCTCTTGACGACGGCTTTCAAACGACGGATCGCGTCGCAGGTCGTCGACCTGCCAGCCTCGCCGATAGGTCCATATTCGACCCAATCCTCTTCGATCAACTCATCGACATTGTTGGGATCAGGGACGAATTTGGAGAAAAAGCGATGAACCTGGATAGGCGCGAGTGTCATAATCTGTGTCCTCAGTGTGAGTCCGGGAGAAAGAATGGGCGCGGAGCCGAAACCCCGCGCCCTGTTGTCAGAATGGGAAATCGCAGAGGATTTCCTTGGCCGACGCATCAACGGCAATCGCGACAACCGGCTTGTAGACGGCCGCCGTATCGCTTTCCGCCGCTTTCGTCAGAGCCTTGTCGGCAGCCCCAACGGCGGTCAACGGATCACCGTCGCCAGCAGATCCGCCAAGGGCTGTGGAGAGCGTCGCAGGGCCCTTGATCTGAACCCAGAAGTACGACGCATCTTCCGTCACCGCGACGGGCGCAACGCCGGCGCCGATCTCCTGTCCCGTCGCGTCCGACGCATCGGCCGTGACGGTCGCCGCGCCATATCCGGAATCGTCGACGTAGTAGACAACATCGCCAACGGCGAGATCGAGCGTGGCCGTCCCGTGGGCGTACTTGACGTACTTGTAGACCTTGAACGCGCCATCGAAGACTGCGCCAATGACACCGGGCGTGAACTCCGGCGACGTGTCGACGCGATCGATCTTGATACCAGTGATGAACATGGTTCTTTCCTTTCTCCGGCTCGATCACGAGGCGTCGAGCATGATGCCCTGCAGCGACCGGTTGGAACACACCATCTGCCCCATCCAGTACATCGGGATCACGACGGCGTCCTGATTGATCGGGCGCTTCTCATCGTCCTGCGTCCAACGAGCGTCGCTGTGCTCGATCAGGTACAGGTAGTCCGTGTTGAGGAAATACGCCTTTTCAGCCGTGGTGCCGAAGTTGGTGTTGTCGTCGAAGATCACGTTCGCCGACTTGTATTTCAGCGTTTCGAAACCGGCCGCAGCGGTCTTCACATCGCCGTAGCGCTGGAGATCCTGCAACGAGGCTTCATAGGCCGAATAGAAGTCATGCGACATGACGATCAGGTCGGGCTTGTCCATGCCACGCGCGAGCGTCAGCCACGTCGTGTTCATGTAGCCCTTGATGTTCGACGATGACCACGCATTGGTGCCGGTGATCTCGTGATACTGGTTTTGCCAGAACGAGTAGGTCGACGAATTGATGCCGCCAACCGTGCCGGTGCCGTCCGACTGGATGATGTGGCCAAGGCCGCCAATCTGGTTCGTCAGCGACCCGTCCGAGTAGATATCCACGGACAGGGTGTTGGCAGCGGTATGCTCGGCGTTCTTGAGCCGCGCCTTGACCAGCTTTTTCATCGCTTCTTTCGAATTGTTCATCCGAAGTTCGCGACCCGATGCCGTCACATGGAGGGCAATCTGACGCCAGTCGTACTTCGCCGCAGACAGCACGTCGGACGGGCTGATATCAAGCGTATCGTACCCGCTGTAGCGCTGCATGGTGTCGTTTTCGGCGTATTCCAGCGGCAGCACGATCTCATAGCCGCCGCTTTCGGTCTTGATGTTGCCCTTCTCACGAAGGGCCATGAGCAGGGCGTTATTGCCCGTCACGTTGTCGGCGACCTTGCGCGAGTGATTCCGCAGGGTCGTCGTCACCATTTCGGTGAAGACTGCGTTGGGGGAAGCCATTTTCCGTTATCCCATTACCGGCCGTAGAAGCGATTTCCAATTTCGTCGAGATCGTCATCTACGGAGCGTTTCGGAGAACCGGATACAGGACCAGACTTGACGTTCACGCCGGAAGCACGCCGCGCGCGCTCCTCTCGCTCTTTTCGGCTCTGCGTTGCTTGCGGAGCCGGCTCCCTTGCCCTGACGGCGGCGAGCCTGATGTCAGCATACTTGTCCAATGCGAGTGCCGCCTTGTAGGCGTCCTCGATGGTGTCTCCTGCTGCCACGTAGCGCGCCATATCCTGCGATACCGCCTCAAAGGCATCGTCGTCAAGGTAGGGGTGAGCGGCGCGAAAGTCGTTGATAACAGCATCGACCGAATCAGCGTCAGACTGATGCTGCTTTTCCTGCATCTGGTTGATGAAATTACGCATTTCCGCATTCTCCGCCTCAATGGCGTCGACGCGCGGGTCATATGCGAATCGTTGCTGAGCGGCGCCCTCGTTGTCTTCACCGGCCTGCCCGCTATACGCGGTCAAGTCGACGCCGTAGTGATTCGCCAATTCGGCGATCGCGGAGTAAGGATCCTCCATAAGGCGCTGCTCCGCCGCAACATACCGGTTCAACACCGCAGCCGGTGAAAATCCGTTCTGTTGCCAGAGGCGCTCATATGGTGCAACCACTTCCTCCATTCCGTCAAAACGTTGACGCACCTGCGACGCTTCCGTCGCCATGCGATCGATATTCCGTTCCCGACGAAGGATTTCAGCCTGCACACCGGGCGGGACTTTCTCCCATTCGGCCTGTGCTTCCTTCGTCCATGTCGATGGCGCGCGGAGCGTCGGCTCATCGGCGGGCGCCTCTTTCGAGGCCCCTTCTTCCTCTGGTTCGGCCTCGCCTTCGGCTTTCTCCTGCGCCCCTTCGTCGCCCTCTGTCTTGGCCTTGAACCGTCCCTTGTCGTCGCGCTCGGCGCCCTCGGCCTCAGTGGCCGGCTCGTCGCCGCGATCCCAGATTGCGTCAAGTTCTTCGTCAATGGAAAGTTCAGGCGTAGCCGGCTCGCCAGCGGGCTCAGTCGGGGTTACAACGGGTTCGGTAGGCGCGGTAACGTCAGTCATTATCAGTCCTCAGTGTGAGTCCATGTTTTTTGGCAAATCGTTCGTTCTTGTAGCCGCGCGGCCTTTTCGGAGGATCAATTTCCACGCAACCGTTGCGCTTCAAATCCTCGCGCCTGGCTGACCTGGATCCGATCAACTGACCATCGATCGGAGAGCGATATTCAGGGATATCCCGCCATACATGTGGCGCTTGGGGTGTCCAGTTCGGGTCAACCTTGAGCGGCTCGCCAGTTTCCCGGTTGATCCACTGGTCATCTTTCAGGACATACCGCGCCATCACTGATACTGCCCGCTCATCGGCTGTTGACCACCATCCTGCGGCATTTCCTCCATGCCGCCTTCGCCTGGCTGCATGGCGTCTTGCTGCTGATCCTCAGCGTTCTCAGGCTGCTCGATTGCCGCTCCGACCAATGAGGCAAATTCCTGCGGCAACTGCGGCGGCGGCACGCCCTTCTCCATGTACTTCAAGCCGAGCTCTCCCCACTTTACGAGGAAATCGCCAAGCTTTCCGACCTTTTCCGCTTCGAACTTCTCGCGCTCCAGCGCGCGCTGCTCATCCGCCATCTTCTGATTTTGCTCTTCTGCCTGCTTGGCCTCTGCCATCGGATCATATTGGCCCGACCGGATGAGATCCGCGTCGCTGTCAATCGCGTCCTCGGCCTGCTTTCCGAGCTTGAAATTGCGTGCAAATGCTGCGAACAGTTCAACGCCAGTTTTCGGTGTGAGCGTCTTTTGCTGCACCGCCGCAGGGAGCACTTGCAGGAATTGCGATGCACCCTGCATGAAATCTGAAATCTGCTGCTGATTGCGCGTCAGGTCGCCGCGAACGGTGCTGTCGCTTTCAATGTCGATGCGGAATCCGCGAGCCGTCTCGTTGGTGAGAAATCCCGCGATTTCCTGCGTTACCTCGATGCCGGTCATCATCTGCAGTGTTTCAGGCGCGAACTGCTCGGCGATGATCTCTCCTTTGAGGCGAAACAGGTCACGGACAAAACGCTGAACCTCTGACTGCAACCGCTGAATACGGATCGATCCCCATTGATTCTTGATGTTCTGAGCCGTCGCCGTCTCGTTCGGATTGGATGCGCCCCGGATGATGTCGGAAAGTCCAGTCACTTCGTAAAGATGCTGCTTCAACAGTTCCGCATGATTCGACAGCACCGTAATGGCCTGGATGGTTGGATCAAGCGGGAACCATGCGATCAGCTTATCGATGCCTCCCGTCTGAATCATCGCCAGATCGCTGGCAACGTCGACCGGCACAAGCTCACCGTCGTCTGCCTCGACAATCCGTTGCAGGTCACC